TCATGTCCAGGGGTTTTGATGGTTATCTCCAAGTGAATATCTTCACATTCATCAAAGTAGTGTTTTGGCCTCTGGTCGTTTAGATTTGCTTCCATCACTCATTACTCATATGGTTTAATCTCGATACCTGGTATTTTCCTTATCTTTACCCTGTCCAGTTTAGGTTTCTCAATCGGTCCTATTTTCGAGAAAAGATCAACATATTTAAGATTGCGGCTACGGTTTTTTGCAAATAGGTTCCATGCTGAGTTAACCATCTCATTAAGAATATGGTTATAAGGTATAGCCATTATGTATGCCTCATCCACCTTCTCCCCTATACCCCAAATGGGGAAAGCCGAAGCTCCCCCCGTTAAAGGTTTACAAAGCGTCAACGACTGCCATGATCTCATCGACCTTCTCTTTGATGTCGTTGACTTTGTCGTTGATATCATCGAGCAGGCCCCCGAGGTCCGGCATCGTTGCGTAAAGCAGCTGGCCAGAGCCCCCGCAAGATGAGCACTCTTGTTCGATGGCTGAATGATGAGGCTTGTATCGCCCAGTTCCGTTGCACTTCTCACATGTCCGATATATCATTATTTCTGTTGCCATTTCCTTACCTCTTGATGACAGGGGCGAGGAAACCCCACCCCTGCATAGTTAAATTTATGAATCCATCGATATGGAGTTACCGCCAGCATCATCCGCAATAGGCATGTCCCCGTAGATTAAGGAAACAGTGTTGGCAGTCCACTTAGTACAGCCAAAATGTGCACAATCTTTGAGAGATATCTGTGTCCATGAGTGTGTGGTATCGTTTACAGTGGATGCAAAGACTTGATTCAGGTCTGAAGTACCCCAGTTATTGAATGTGCATCGTTCAAAAAGCCATGAGCGGCCAATCCCGATAGGAATAACTCGCACCATGGCAACTGTCGCGGTATTAGAGGCTGATCTGATAAAACAGTCTCTTAATAGCCCACCGTTTGGCTGAGATCCGGTGAAATTTAGCACACCGCCGCGAGCTCCACTTCTGGCACCCCAACAATCCTCACCAAAGAAGCAATTATTGAATTGGGGGAAATGTGCATTTGTGTGTATGGCTATGGATGAGCAATCTGCACTTGAGAGCTGGTCAGCCGCCATAGTCCCGATAAAGCCAACATGATCGAACTTGGCTCCATACGCATTCAAACGGAAGGCAGCCAGGTTTGTTGCATCATTGGCTACGTTACCAAAACTCACATCTGCGAAAATACAGTTGTTCCCTGTAAGATTAATAGGGTAACCAACCCCTGCCGTTGATGTGTAAATGGTCACATTCCCACAACTATAGTCGCCCATCTGATTCGGTCCACCAAGGCCATATATGCGCGTGTTGTCCTTATCCCAAGCCACTTCCGATGTCACAGGATATGCTCCTGGCAAGAGACGAAGACTATCATTTCGGCCTGTTACCAGAGCGGATTCTCCTGCCGCGACAGTGGAAAGAGCCGTACCCGCTGTCTTCCCTGAATTACCATTACTGCCATAGGTGGCATCAACATATACTTTCTCACCTATGCCCATGTCTTCGGGAGCTCCTGACCCTATAATCCTATCAACAGTCAATGTCCCTACACTTAATTGTTCGTATCTCATCGTAAAATCTCCTAATTTGTGGACTATCTCTCGGAGTTAAAAGCCCCTCTCACCCCCCTGCCCATCAGGGAGGCTCTTGATAATCCGTTTGTCTTTTGCTCCTAATGCGAGCGTCTATCTTCTCCAGGACTTCCCTGGAGGTTTTAAATTTATCTAAAAGCTCATCGAGGACTTTAAAGCCCCCAGACCAGCGCACAGCCTCATTTGATTCGATCCCTACTACAGCTACCCTTGTCCTTTGCTCCTCTAACCATTCGAGTAGTTTTACGAAGTCTCTGTTACTCAGGAGATTCGCAGCGGCTTTGAGTTCTTGGCCTTCTAAGTTGTCGAGCATGGTTAATAAGACAATTCTCTAATTAAAGCTTCTTTCGTTTGGCCAGGCCACACTTTTATGATTTTTTCATCAGCCAAAAAGATTTTATTACATATAAGACAGTCAACTTGCATTATGTCTTCAGAGGCCAAAACACCTTCTTTAATTATAATCCCGCATCTTGTTTTTCTGGGGTTGATAGTTGGTTGATAATAATGACGTTTTTTATATATCATCTCTTCTTATGCCCCTTTAATCTTTCAAAAGATCGTTATCCAAAAGAAACTAATAGAAGCCTTCACTTAGTATAGAAACCTGTTTTTCGCTAAGATCAATATCCATCTGTCCATCTATTTCATGGATTATTTCATGTAAAAGATTACTCTCTTTTTTTGATTGAGCAAGATCGGACTGAATATAGATTTTATTAAACCAACGGCAATCAGTACCTTGTTTATGATAACCTTCTCTTTCACTCTTCTGTTCCACATCAATCCAATGACCGCCTACCTTATATTTATCCTTGATCTTCATTAAACTACCTTCCCACCCTCAGCACCCTTACGACTCCCATCAGGATTTAGCACAGCGCCCTGTCCTCCCGGAGCTGGAGGCCCTTCTATCATAAGTTGCTCTTGTTGTTCCATTTCTTGCTTAGAGGGAATTATATCATCTGGCAGTTTCAGAGATTTTACTGTTTCACGATGGATACTAGCTCTACCTTTCAAGCCCATGATCTGCATATCGGTATCATTATTAGTGCTATTCAAGTATTCAGTCCTCCGCATCTGTAACTGCTCTTGCTGAATGAGATATTCGCTGGCCCGGGCTACCACGTTAATGTCCCCGGTCTTCTCGATATCTTTGTCATATAGCATGACATGAACCCAGTGCTCCTTAACTGATTTTTTAGTAACTCCTTCATCCACGTTAAAGACAACGCCTTTCAGGGTTTTGCTTGCAGCATTCATGAGCATGGAGAGCCCGGAGGCGGTTTCCCCAGCTCCGCCTACATCCTGAGAGCCGTACATATACCGGGGAATTCCTGTAACTTCTGAGCCCTGCTGAAAGAAATAATCGTATACCTTCTGCAATGCAGCGGAATTGTCATTTGGTTGGAAAAAGTAGATGGCTGGTTTATCCTGACCCCGCTCATCACTTTTAGTCTTCCATCCTTTCCATGGATACATCTCTTCTGCATCTTCCCCAGGTGCTAATCTATCCATGTGGACTTCATACTGGGGACCGCTTGCAATAGCCATATTATTGACCAATGCCCTCGCAGTGGCATTACATACCCTCTGGATAGCTCTTAATAACTGCGGGACAGTTCGACCCCATATGCTGTTGTTTTGATTCTCGTAGCAGGCGGAGTAATATGGCCGGTTTCCAAGAGGGTGGGGATTTAACCTGGCCATGACTACCCATCTTCCGATGAGCATAACAGATACCTGATAATCATTGTTAAGATCCGGAACTTTCTTCGGATCCATTCCCCATTCCCTGAGCTTAGATCCCTGTATCTGACCCCAGAAAAGAAGCGCATCAATTATCGGCTCAGGATCTATCATCTCTTGAGGGGTATTCTCACCTTCTGCCCTTTCCTGATCTGTCCACAGCCAGTCACGCAAGCCTCCCGCGCCATATTCTGTCAGGACAGCATTAATAGCATCCGTCTTATATCCAGAGACACCTTTAAATACTTGGAGGTCACTACGTCTCATTTTCATTCGCTCAAACATATAGCCGTCATTGACACTTTTGGCACCAGGACTGAAATACATATTGAAAGGGGAGACACAAGCATATTCGCGCCGATTAATTGATTTTACCTCGGGCGCCGGTTCCCCATTTTTATCCTCAACCCATGCGAATCTTTTCCGGTTTCTGATGATCGGACCTTTCATAAATGCGGCAGGATATGTGACAAGATCTGTAATAAATTGGCCCAGGGCCTCATAGTAATTACCTTCTCTTAACTCATCTTCAATCTTCTGCTCAAAGCGATGAGTAGCACGTTTGGCTATCTCTAACTGTCGCCTTTGCACCTCTGCCCTTATCTCTTCAAGTCTATCCCTAACGTCATCAAGGCTTACGACATTCATTCCCTCTTGATCCATTCGCTCTTGAGTCTCTTTCATCACCCTTTTTGTGATTTCATCCTCAATTTCATCCGGAAGGTCAGGGATAGGAGTTGGCTCAATAGCCCAGGGTTTATCACCTGGCGGGATCATTACATCTTTCAACCATCCTTCTGCTGTTCTACAACTCATACTGGTGAGCATCATGTATATTTCACTACCACCATGTTTTCTGATTTTAGCAAGGTCCTGTGGATCATATTCACCTTTTCGTTGACGCATACATTGCAAAAGCACTTGCTCAATCTCAATCTTGCCGTTTTTTGCAGCCTGCCAGCACTTTGCTATATGGGAAGCAAGGGATAGGATTTCAGGCTTCTGTTGCTCTTTCTCTGCATCAAGTCTAACTCTTTCAAGCTTTTCCCTAGTGTCAATCTGGGCGTTGGACTCTATGCGGATTAGGCCTCTTGATTGGGATGTTGCTATTGGTTGAATTGCTTCCATATTGCCTTTATTGTGTACCAACAAAAAAAGCCGCTTCCTAGCCGGCGCGCCGGAAACGGCTTTATATTTTGCTGGCTCCTCTGGTGATCAGGCCAGAGGAATTCTGATTATTCTACTTTAATTGCCTAACAATATTCTCCAGTGTGTACAACTATCCATTATTTCACAGAATTGCTTAACTGTAAACTCATCATAGCGATTACTGTATAATTCCTTTACAATCCTTTCAAATGCAACTTTTACCTTTGCTTCCCGTTTTTTCAATATCTCTTGTAATTTTTCTCGCTTTTTGGCTATCTCCTGTAATGCAGTGCCCCTCGTCTCATCATCTTCTTCTGGACCAGCTACTTTAGCTTCGAAGTTTTGGGCGTAATCAATTGCCTTAACTGCTTGCTTTATGACTTCAAGGTTTTCACAGTTTTCAATCTCTGCTATTTTACCTGTATCTTCATGCCATCTTTTTATATTATATCTCATAATAAAGCCCCCGATTTAATGAGTTACCTATGAATCCGCATATAGTCTGCATCGTTAGCGTATCGCTTATGCATCTTATATTTCTTTCTTAGCCCGGTATTCCTAATCATGCCCTCGGGACCCCGCCGATATTGATTAAATCGAAAGGGATTTATGGCTTTAAGGGAATTCCACCATTTCCTGTATTTCCATGCTGAAACGAGTCTCCAAATAGGCATTCCTTTCTTAAAGAAGTCCTTGATGAAGGATTTAAAGCTCACCTTGTTGAGGTTCATCTTCTTAGGGAATTCCTTGTAGACCTGTCTCCGGATTATTTTGTATTTGCGGCCGCTCATTGATATCGCTTATTCTTTGCTTGTTGGCTTACCGTCTATGCGTGCTTTCCAGTCCTCCAACATACTGCTGAATTTGGCATATGTAGCATAGTTATAATCGACTTTTGACTTCACATTGAGACTTTTTGCGACAGTCTCAGACAATATTTCTAATTCGTGATTCAAATATTCCCCTAAAAGTCTAGTAATTGTGGGTTCAAGGATTGTATGAAATAGCAAGGAAACAATTGTCTGTTTATTCCAAGATAATCGAAGACTTTTTGAGATTTCATCAGCTACTATCTCAGTAACCTTTGTTTCTATCTGGTCTCTGCCTAATCCTTCAGCCATTACTTCAGACTGACTATTAGGATCTCTCCAAACATGGTTTTGCATCATCTCTTCCCCTTTCTGCCATCCTTGGCCACTCGCCGAGTAGCTGCCATAGAAATGCCAGTTCACTGATCACCGAATTCCCGGATCCATTTCTTTGCATACTTAGGGTCTTTGTTGAATAAGGCACGTTGCATGGCGCATCTTTGTGCTTTAGTTCCTTTGGGTGCTGGCATATTAGGTCTCCCTCACCTTAAAGTGTTTAACAACACTCCCACTATGATTCCCTCTCTCCTCGACTTCTTCAAGAATGCTATCCTCAGACCAAGTAATCTCATCAAAGTGATCTTCAAAAGCGTTGCTATTAGCCTTCTGACCGTTACAGTACATTTTGCCTCTGAAGAGGCGGTCAAAGTCTGAGCTCATAATGGTTTAATCTCTATTTCCCCATAAGTTAATACTTCATCGCCTGTATCTTCATTAATCCAGTGCAATTCTATAATTCCACCGCTGAAGAACCATAGTGGCATAATATCATATACATCAAGCAATCTAAACATCACCTACATCCATGACAACTGGAACATTGTCTGCAAACATTCCTTTTTCCTGATGAATTGATAATCTCAATGGGGAATTTCATTGTCTTTTCTTTTTTTATAATTGGCTTTTCGTATCTTATCTTATCCATCAAGTCCAGCCCCCGGGATCTCCTCTATCCTTCTCCCTTTGTGGATCTGAAATTACAACATGACCTCTATGCCAATCTGCCTTTTCAACAGTTGCCACTATAAAGCGCAATGCATTAACGGCAAAGAATTTCTCTTCTGGCTTATCCGATAAATCAGCTGTGTCAATATTCTTAAGCTGATCGCGAAGGATTGTATTATTTGGAATATTAAGTGTATTGTTTTTCGCCCATTCTTTAATCAATGATATGCCGATATGGAAGCTTTTAGAAAACGGTGCCTTGGTGAATTTGATATTTGAGTTTTGTTGATACCTGGAATACTCATAAAATGCCCTTATGAGTTCCTCATTCCCATCCTGATAGTCATTGTAAAACTCATAACAGCCAAGTCGTTTAGCATCCTGCATTAATTTCTGAAAGATTTGCTTTGGTAACTCTAACGAAGCTTCGCCCAATAATTGCAAAGGCAATTTTCCCTGAGGCGTAGGGTCATTTCGTTGAGCGAAAATACAGTAGTAACCGGGAGAATTAAGAGTAGGCCAGACCAAAGCACCTCGTATATCTCGACAAACAAAGGTTGTCTGTTTTCCATCAGGTTTTTTTACAGTAACAGACATATCAAAATTGGTACGGCGCACTGAAATATCTTCCATAGTCATCAATCACCAAATTCAGGAAATAAAAGATCAGGCATATTCTGCCTAGCGATAGCCTCATAATTGTAAGCATGCCTGAAATGGTCAGGCCCCAATTTCACATAAACATAACGCTTTGAGCCGGTCTCTTCATCCTCTTCAAGCTTCTTAGCGGTATTATGAAGATGCTCTGCGAATAACTCAGTTACTTCGCATTTCTTAGGCAGATAGAGAGCCTCCTCACTGATTTCCTTATGACTAGAATCTAAGGACTCAGTACGATTGCACTGAACTATATATTCTCTCTCATTCCAAGCATAAGAACCCTTTTGATGCTCATTATAGTAGTTAAGATAGACTCTGTCTTTGTGGCGTTCTGCAAAGGCCCTTGCGTTGCGTGTTTCTGGTAAGGCGTCAACCACACACCGAATCACATTGAAATTGCTCATAAGTGAATCAAGTTCTTCCCAATCTTTATAAATTCCAAGGTGGACTATCTGACCAAAAGCCTGGGGATGTTTCTTGCCGATAACTACATGGAGATCCTTGCCCTGGTCTACTCCCATAGAGCATGGTCCAGAACTAAAGCTCGCAATTCCATCACTACCACACAAGGCCAGGACTTCTTCAATACTTAACCGATTAGTCGCTTCGATGTATGACTTACCGAGGGTCAAACGATAAAACGTCCCCATGTCTGTATTTGGATCTCTGAATCTAGCCAAGATTTTAGCAAGATCAACAAATACCGAATTAAGGTGAGAAATCTGCCATCCAATTGCATCTTTTGAAAGGCTTGGTTTGGATGCTACCCATTCGCCGTCTATTGGATAGATCTCTTTCTTACATTTCTGGCAGCCTCTAATGACATGACTATTAACTGTTATGAGACAATCCGGAAAGGTTTCCTCTAGGCAAGTCCACTCACCGCAATGCCGACATTTCAGGAATCGCTTCCTTTGATCGGTCATTTGGTACTTCTTATCAATTCCGTAGTCTGGAATGGTGGGATTCGCTAGGAAGAATTTTGTTTTTACCTCACTATGCTGCATTCTACCATCAACCCACTCTTCAGCATTCATATCCATAAGATCATACTCATCAAAGACAGCATGATCCACAGGAATACTAGAAAGTCTGGTAGAGGCTTTCATTGATTTTTGGATGTCTTGGTGTAAGCGTCCACTCCTAAAGAAGAGGAATCCCCCACCTATCTCTTTCAGATTGGCCCGGTTGGTATCTTTTATGTATGATCCAATAGTGTTGGGATTATTACGAATTAAAGGTTGGAAACGACTGGCACTGAAGTCGGTAACATCATCAGCAGTTGGAAAGAGATAAAGAACCCCGAGGGGATATTTTCGATGAATCATACCATGAAGTGTCTCAAGCACAGCAGATTCAGTTATAGCCATCTGAGGCGCTTTCATAACCACTCTAATTGGAGCCTCATCAAAAGCCTGCATCATATCACGCTGAAACTCATGGCCTTCCAGGCTAAATGAGCCCTTAACAAGCTGAATCTGGTTCACATAAGCCCAGAACCAGGGATCAACTGCTTGTGCTATTGACGGGCTTATTATGTTTGCTAAGTTCCCTTGCATACTTTTTTGTTACTTCTTTGACGATTGCCCTGATTTCTTCTGAGAGCTCATTCACATTTACAACCGGTATAGGTCCTCCATCAGGCCCTGCGACTTCCAACTTATCTACAGTTAGGCCTAAACCTCTCTCACAATCTTGGCGAGCTCTTTGTTGTATGTCTAATGCCTCGACCTCAATAGCAAGAAGCGTCTCACCATCTCCATAATAAGCTTTACCTTTTTTATCATAGGTGATCAGACCACTAGTAGCGATGACCTTACAGCATTTAGGTAGATATTTCTTATTAACAGCACCTTTGAGCTTTTTTGTTTCGGTCTTTTTCTTAGAGAGTTCACCTTTCTTGAGTTTGGCTAAGAGTCTAGAAGTGATTCCTTCTTTGTTGCAATGTTGACGATGAAGGTCAGGGCTATTCATTTTTTCGACAGATACCGCCAATTTCTACCTCACTTCGTTAATCCCCTACTTTTCTCCCAGGACCGCAGACCTCCCAAGCCAAGCAACGACATTGCAATGCTTATCAGGGCCCCGGTATCAATATCTGGCATAGGGACCGGATTTCCGATGAGAGCAGATATCCATTCAGCGATCGGAAATATAATAAAGTGAAAAGCAAATCCCAGACCACAAATCCACATCATAAATGGCCGGGGGCCGGCAATGAATAAACTTCTATGACCAACTTGAATCTTGTTTATCCCCACCTGAAACTCATCTGGTTTGAGCTGGAGCTTGCGCATGACGAGCTCCGCCGCCCGCTTCTCGTCAGGGGTCTCCATGAACTTGTCCACTACATTGGCAACTCCTGAGACAGCATCGCCTATGCCCGAGCCTATGATTTTGGATAGGAAGCCCATGTTTACCTCGTAAACAGTTTATAAAAGATATAGAGAATGGGAATGGTTATGAAGATGAGAGCACAGATTACTATTCCCATTACCAGGACAATTTCCCACTCGATCATTGAAAATAACTCAATCTAAATGCGTTTATTAGTAGGACCAGGTTTAGGTTCCAAATATGGTTTCAATAAATTATCAAAAGCATCTCGGAATCCCTGGGTAGCTTTTATTCGCTGATAACGCTCAAGTGAATCATTGAATACCAAGTTAAAGAACTCGTCATTGCGATAATAAGCGTATCTAATTACAGCACTGTCTTTGAATGAAATGGCTTTTAGCAGAAATACCACATATTTAACCGGGCTAAGTTGATCGGGGTTGCGGGTAATTATAAGAAAGATTCCTTGTGAATCTGGCGGTGAAGTTTCTACTCTCTCCCAAGTATCTATTACATTGGGATTGATATCGCCATCGTAAGTAAATGACCATGCCTGAATGGCAAATATCATGAGAAGCATAAGTCCCACGAATGAGGCACAAGCTAAAACTCTTCTACTGTTTCTAAGTATTGCTGACATGATAACCTCCATTTAAGTACTCATGAACGGTTCCTCTTCCTGGAATCCGACGCTATTTTATTTCTCCTCCGATTTCTCCTTTTTTGGCTCGTAACGCGCCGCTCGTTATCGGCGAATCCAGTAGAGAAATCATCAACTTGCTTTTCATTAACCAGATGCGAACCTGGAAGAAATGTTGGAAAACTTGAAAATAATTTCACAATCTTTGACTTACAACTAACTATAATTAAGTTTAACTATACCTTACTATACTTAACAACCCTTGTCAAAGTGTCATCAGGAAGTGCCATTAAGAAGTGCCACTCTAGGGGTGCCATCAGGAAGTGCCAAAAAGTAACTTTTTTAAAAAAAATGCACTTTTTTGTAAGTTATGGGAATAACTACAATAAAAATGCAAATTAGTTTTTTTATAAGATTTCTTTTTGTGATGTCTTCAGACCAGTCCAATTTTTTAGGCGAGATGGAAATGCGAGAATTCTTTTATGCGGAGGCCTACCTTCATAACGATAAAAAATAGCCCCCGCATCAATAAGCTCCTTTCTCTTGCGGAAGAACTTACGTCTTGAGTAGCCTAAAATCTTCAGGACATCCTCAAAATAGACCGCTATTTCTTCTGACATTGAAACTCACGTTATATATTTTTAGGCAGCATCAACCCTTTTCCTGATAACTCTCAATGCTTCTTCAATCTCCATTTCGATAGGAATGACCATTCGGTTTAAATTACGCTCCTCATAAATTATCGATGCCAATATAGGGGTAGTTTTGCTACTTTCTTTTCTTAAAGAAAGTATAGGATTCAGAGAAGAGGGATTCAGAGAAGAGGACGGACTTCTATTGTCAATGGTAGGTTTTGTAATTACAACATCTGACT